GTACAGGGCGTCCGCTATGCCGTCCCCCCGGTCAGCCGGGCGACCAGGTCGGCCTTCGACCCGGACGTCGGCAGGCCGGCGGCCGAGGCGGCGGCCTGCAGGTCGGCCAGCGTCATCGACCCGTAGTCGGGGACGCCGGCCCCGGGTGGCGGCGCCGTGACGGCGCCCTCGAGCGCGGCCGCGGACAGCGTCGGGACGATCCGTTTCGTCGGAGCTCCGACAATGCTCCATTCCAGGTCGATCGTTGACGCCTCGCCGGCGTCGCCGTTGATCGGCGGGTAAGGCTGTGGGATCACCATCCCCGACCAGGCCGGGTTCAGCGCCCCGATCGCCTGCGAGCGGCGGCCGACAACGTCGAACGGGACGGCCTGCCCGAACGCCAACGCGCCGGACAGCACCTCCTCGGTCGCGTCCGGGTCGAACGACTGGTACAGGGTCACGATCAGCGACCAGGCGACGTTGCCCGGGTAGGACCGTGTCCCGCAGAACGTCTCGAGGGTGGTTTCCGACACGTCGGGCGAGATCTCGACGTGGTTCGCGAGACAGGCCAGCTCGGTGAGCCCGGGCACCGTCCCGTCCTTCGAGATTTTCACGCCGGCGTTGTCGAGGATCAGCGGCATCGGTTCAGCGGCCATTTGTGCTCCCTTCGATCGCCACCGGCACCCGGTAGGTGATCCGGGAGGCGAGATAGTCGACGCCGCCCATCGTCAGACGACGCGGCGAGGTGGTTGTCTCGAACGGCCAGGTGCCGGGGTCGTCGGCGAGCCGGCCGATCACGTGACGCATCAGCCGCTCGAGAATGTCGACGCCGGCGCCGGGCGTGACGCGGCCGGCGAAACAGATCACGTTGACGCGGGCCTCCCACCAGCCGCCCATGCCGGCCATCCCGTTCTGGACCAGCCACGGGTCGGACCACTCGAGCAGCAACGCCGGCGGCGTCAACGAGTCGACGAGGTTTTCGAGGACGACGAGCGACCCGGCCGGCGACACGTCCGGGTCGTTCTCGTCGCGGGGTTCGAGCGCGGCGGCCATCGCGTCGCGCAGGTCGGAGAGGGGTATCCGACTCATGCGACCCCGAACTGCTGTTTTAGTGGGATCAGGGTGCGCCCCCATCGGGCGAACTGGTCGCGGGGCGCCGTCAACACACCGGAGTCGGCGAACCCGATCGCCCCGAACGCGGCGTCGTTCGCTTTCGCCCATTCGAGGCCGCGCATCAGACAGACCCGTTCCGCCAGCGGGTCGCCTTCGGGGATCGGGTCGTCGACGAACCGGTTGACGTAGTGGTCGATCTCCTGCCCGGCCGCGTCCAAGCAGGCCTGCAGCCGCGGCCGGTCGCCCTCCACCAGCTTGATCCGGAGCTCGACGGCGAGCTGTTCGACGGTCGCGTAGGCCATCTAGCCGCCTAGGTGCGCGGTGACCGCCTCCGCGATCTCGTCTTTCGTGTTGGCGTTCGAGACGGGGAGCCCCTGCCCGACCGCGTAGGCGAGCAGTTGCGCCTTCGTCGCCGACGCGACGTCGGGCGGGCCGGCCCGCTCGAGCGGCGCCGGCTCCGGTGTCCCTTCGCCCGTGTTGGTGTCGACACCCGGGCCGGAATGGTCGGCCCGGACGACCTGCTGGTTCGGCCAGTCCCAGACGGTGCCGCTCATGCGACCGGCACCTGGATCACGCCGCCCGACTCCAGCGTGATCGTCACGAAGTAGCCGGCGTAGGCGACCTGCACGCCGAGCACGGACGGCTCGACGACCTGCAGCGCCCCGATCCGGTCCTCGTATGCCTCGGCGGCCGCCGTCGACACGATCAGCAACGTTTTCGCCGCCAACGCCGCCGACATGTAAACGGGGATGCCGCCGATCTGCCCCATCAGCCCGGAACCGAACTGGGAGGCGGTGAACCCCGTCGACTGGGAATCCTGCGGCGCCACCGGCGGGAACAGCGGGCCGAGCTTGCCGAGCACGTCGGGCGAGCAGAGCGCGATGATCCGGCCTTGCCCCTTGACGGCGGCGAACGCCTCACCGACGGCGCCCCACAGGGCTTGCCCGACCTCCTCGCCGGTCGGGGTCGCGTCGATCCCCGTCGTCGCGGTTTCGGCCTGGTCGAGCAGCTCCGCGGCGGCGGCCTCCTCCGTCTCGATCGCGTACTGCGCCGCTAGGTCGTTGATGACGAGGTCCATCACCTGCGGCTGCGACCAGTCGATGTTCTGGCGGGAGATGTTGACGTAGCCGCCGTAGGTGACCGCCTCCACCGGGATCTTCGAGACGATCATTTTCCGGGAGACGAGCTCCGCCTTTTCGGCGGTCTGCTCGCCGACCTGTGTGTGCTGCGTCACCCTTGGCCGCGACCAGGTGCCGGCCGGCAGTTGGCGCACTCCGAGGGCGCCGACGATCGGCCGCGCCTGGTCGATGAAGTTGAGGACCGGGCCGAGGATCTGCTCCGGCAACAGCCCCGGGTTGTCGCCGGTCGTCTGGTGCGCGGCGGCCCGGTGGAACACCTCGAGCCGCTGCCTGGATTCGGCCTCGCCCAGGTCGGCCCGCCAGCGGTCCATCACGTAGGCGCCAACGGAGCGGTACTCGACGTCGGCCGGCAACGGCGGCCGGTCGTCCATGAACTTGGCGAGCTGCTTGATCCGCTCACCCGACTCGACGGAGATCCGGCGGGCCTCCTCGAGCGGTTTCATCTGGTTGTTGCACTCCTCGATCCGCTCGCGGGCCCGGGTGACCAGCTCGAGCTTTTCGTCGGAGAGATCCTCGCCGTTCGCGGACTCGAGGACGCCGTCGATGAACTGCTGGCGGTCCTCGATCTCCGCGATGTAGCGGGCGAGGATTTGATCGGTCTGACGTGACATGCGGGGTACCTCCATCCCAACGCTTAGGCGACACGGAACAGCTCGCTAGCGATTGGTGGCGCGTCCCCCGCTTCCGCCGCGGCCCCCAGGGCCTCTGGTCTACGTGCGGCGGGTAGTTCGGCGCTACTGGCCGAGAGAATAGCGGCGATCAAGCGCGGCGTACTGTTCGTTCAGCCGCTCGAGCTCGAGCCGGTCACGGTTCGGCGTCGGCACCGCCGCCGGTTTTTCGGCGGACCGGACGGCCAACACGTTCGCGCCTTCGAACACCGGGTCGGGGGTCAGCCCGATCCCCGCCAACCAGAGATGGTTCAGCCGCCGCCGCGACCGTGTTTCCCACACCTCCGCATCCTTGCGGGCCCGGCCCGTCGCCTCGTCCATCAGCAGCGAAAACTCGGCGGACGCGTCGAGGATCCCTTCGTCGGCCAGCGTCAACGTTTCGTCGCCAAGCTCGGTGCGGGCGATCCTCAGCTGCGCAACGAGCCCGTCCTCCCGTGACGGGTGGAACTCGATCGCTTTGCCGACGGTGCGGTCGACGCGGTGGTCGCGGTTCACCCGCACCTTGCCGGCGCGGCGTTGCACCCCGTCCCAGGCGCCCCTCGAGCAGATCTCGACGATCTCGCGGCCGTGGTAGGTGACGATCCCCGGCTGCTCGTAGGGCATCACGATCAGCTCGATCGTCCGGCGCGGATACGACACGCCGGCCAACGTCGCGGAGCGGTATTCAAGCTCGGCGCCGGTCATTTAGAACACCGGCCCGGCCGCGCTAATCATGGCGTCCAACTTCTCCACCTCCTGCACCTGTTCGACAGTCATCGCGCCCATCGTGACCAGGATGTTCCAGGTCTGGGCCCGTTCCAACGGGCCGGGCTGCACGTAGGCGTCGCGGTTCATCTCGATCGACGTGCCGGCCGGCAGCAGCCAGTTAGAGAGGGCGGCCATCACCGCGGAGGCCTTCGGCCGCAAACCCGCCCGCCAGTGGTAGTCGAACAGGGCGGTCACGTTCGAGTAGGTCATCGAATCGCCGCCCGTCGGCAGGCCAACGAGGAACGGCGGCACGCCGAGCATGATCGCGATCCGCGACTCGGAGAACTGCTCGAGTTCGAGCAGCCCCATCTCCCGCGGGTTGATCTGTGTCGGCACCCACTGCAACCCGCCGGACACGACGGCCGGCTCGCCGGGGCCGCGCATCCTTGCCTCGAGCCACTGCTGTTTCAGCCAGTCGGCCTGTTCGTCGGTCAGCTCGTCCGGGTGGATCAGAAGCGACGACGGGATGCCGCCCTGCGCCGCCAACCCGTGCGCATATCTCGCGAGCATCCGGGCGGACAGCAGCCGGGCGCCGCCGGCCTCCAATGGGCCGTGGCCGCGGGCGTCGCCGGTCGTCGACTGGTAGCGGATGTGCAGCACGTCCGGGGTGACGTCGTCGCCGCCGACCTTGTACCGCCGCAAACCCATGTCGTCGAAGTCGACCTCGACCGCCCAGGGCGGCAACACATGGAACCGGGCCGGGTACTCATCCGCGTAGTACGACGTCGCCAACAGGAACACCTCGCCGAGCTGGTAGTCCCAGAAAAGCTGCTTGGCGAACTCGTCGTAGGACGCGTACAGGTCGGGGTCGGGGTTCGTCAGCCAGGCCGCCGGCCGCGACATGTCCGACGACGGGCTGTAGACCAGGTAGGGCGGCATCGCCGCCAGCAAAGAGGCGTTCAGGTCGACGCAGGTCCAGGCTATGTCGGTCAGGTCGGGCTGCTCGCCGAACCAGCCCGGCGTCTCCCATTCCGCCGGCCACCCCGACCAGGGCATCGGCCGCGGGATCCTCGGCGGCGGCATCCCCGGGTCGCCCTCCTCGACCAGCAG